GTCCCAAGGGCCACTCCATAGAGTGAATTTAGGGAAGGTGGAGTTTTAATCCGCTCCCGGAACAAGTTCAGGGAGAAGTCCGTACGCATCAAGCGACTTTCGGCGGACATCCGTCATAATATGCTTATGCAGCAGGCCTGCTCGGCCAAGAGGATTTTTATAAGACAATCACGTCATTTAAGAACGAGAGACCCGTAGGTCACCGGTTTTTAATAAAAGCTCGCTACATATTAACTCCTCCGAACATATTAAACATTCAGTACATAAGGCCAGCGACATTACCAGCTTAATCCATCATAGATGTAATTTTCTCAGCTCTGGCGATAGCGTCGTTAAGATGACTATCAAAAGAGTTAGCACCTTTAGTCTCTGCTCTGTTAAGATTATTATTTTAAGGTAATAAATCTCTAGGATCGGCACAAGGGCCGTAGGAATGAGGAATAATATCGGTATTGTTTGTAGAGATATACTCGACAGTATAACTATACTCAATATCAAATTATGTATTAGGGGCCCCTTTAATCAAGAAGCCTAAGTTATGATTATACCTCGGTCTATTAACATCTCCTGCGATTCCGAACAACAATTCGGTTTCGTCATAGGGATAATATCTTATTGCGGCAATTTCTCCTTTACTATAAATTTTCTAATTAGGACTATCTCTGAAGACGTCCCAGTTAGTAGATTGATAATCAATGGGAGATGCAAATGCCTATATAATACCTGCGTCTGCAGCTACTGTACCCAATGATCGGATTCACATTCCGGCGGAAACGACCCTTGAGGGGTTGTTTACTAAGTCTCCGGCACCAACCAAAAGATTTGAAAAAGTAAGGGCAGAGTTTTCATTTAGAGATGGAGTACCATCAGCTACTATGTTTCCAAACGATCGTCCTAATAACAAGTGGATTCTTCCGAATCCAGTAGCATTTGTAGTAAAGTTTAAATTTCCATGGTAGTTTTGAACTTAGCATGGTACAGACATAGTGCTGGGCATTCTGGCTCCCCTAACAGTGAAAGGATCTTTTAGTGACCTAAGATAGTTCGTAACCTAATCGGTATTCTTACTATATGTTTACTATTACGGATTTAATCCGGAATTCCATTGAGGTCTTAAGATTCTTTGAGACTATAATTAAAGTTGAGAATTGCTAGCGATGATTTAGTTTTGCTTATTTGAAGTTTGCTTCTTTTGTTTTCTTTATTTGTTCTTTTACATTTATTGGTTATATTAAGGGGATTCTTGTAAAAGAGCATATCGGCTCTAAATGGAAATAGTTCTATTAGAACCCGCGACATCCAATTACTCGCCCGGATGCGTGATATTAGACGCGCGGATTTTATCATAAGATGCATCAAGATTCCTGTAAACTGCTAATTAAATATAATCATCATGATTGTATTAAATTTACATTCTTAGTTTATATGAGTAATCACTGTTGATGAATTTAGTAATTTTCTAATGTCGGGTGACGTTTTCGATGATCTTTTACTTCCTATGTCAACTCCAAGCTAAATCATTCAAGGAAAGACCGCCAGTTTCCGCTTTTTCCGTATCAGCCTATGCTTTAAGATACTCGTTATCATTAAGAATGCAATTTAGAGCTTTAAATGCTCCTGATTTTTGCAATTTGCCGGAATCCCTTGTGATAAACAATTTATTGACGTCCAGGTAAAATTTTCTGGAAAGGAAGGATTATTTGGTGATGAATTATCCGTTAAAATCTTTTGGACACTATCCTAAGCCCATGTGACATCCCTCTTAGCCTATTATTCTCATTTCTTCTTTCAATACTGGTCTAGTAGTGAAACCCAATATGTCATCACCAGAAGCGAAGACGATACCACTATTATTGGTTTAGTAAAGCATGAACTTATTATAAAGGATGGATCACAATGTATTAAATAATGTAGTTCGGGTCGGATGTCCCGAGAATACAGTGCCGTTAATTGAGAATTTTAATCCGTCTTTTCCATACACCATAATTTCCATAGTCAACAAAGCTTTCTTGATGGCTTGATGGTATACGGGATTTATCTCGTCTTGCACTTATAAAAATAAATCTAGATATCTATCAATAAATTAATTATCAACAGTGTCGATAAGTGGAGCATGTTAGTGGGCATCGTGTCCAGAACCGTCATAACTATAAGCTATATCATACGATAAATTTTAACTCGAGGTCAATTATTAGTGTATTCTTGAAGCGACTTCTTGTTCATTGTAGCCACTTATAAAACCGGGTTCTATATGTTTAATGATTTTTATAAAGAATCTAGCAACGAATGATCCTATGCACTTCATGTCGTTAGTGGGATTGAATATGGCTCTAGGTCTAGAATCAGGATCCGTATGGATCTCATTACTTTTGGAGAAGAAATCACAATGTGTTTATATTTCGTTCCTACTCAAAAGACGCTAATATCCGGCCTGGTATAATTTTTTCTTCTTACCGTCAAGAGAATCAAAATAATCTTTAAGAGTATAATCTTTAGCATGTTACAGAATAAACTGCTTAATATTTGTATCGTGTATGTTATAATAGTCTTTAACATAATCTCAGAATTTAATATAGACTTCGTATTACATTCTTTCGTTAATTGAGATTTATCTAAGTAATAAGGCGCTAAGTCCGTTAAACGTGCACGTACCGAATTATATAGCGTTCATGCCATAATGATTTTTATACTGATTTTTACATGAACAATCAGTTTTCCCGTATCTATATATAGTACAAGATTCAGAACCTATAGGCATGAACAATCTTTAATTTGTAGAACTAAAAACATTATAATGACTGGTTGCCAACTCCTAAGTATTGAGGACGTTAACATTGTTAGTGTTTAAAGGCATTTAAATTATGTTTTGGGGTAATTAGTCATATAATCTGTGATCATATTTATCTTATTTAGATCCAGCTCTGTCTTAAAGTTTTTAAAGATCCGATATGAGGTCCTCAGAGATATCTAGGGTATTCATTCCATTTCACTTGCCTTAATCGCTACAACATATCATCTTCTCTAAGATTTTGTCTATAACGTTAAGAATTATATTTTTGATTTTCCTACTTATTTCTTATTTACGTTACGATTCCATAGCGTCGTGTTCGTCTTCCACGATTATTTCCGGACCTCCTTAACTTATTTCTTATTTACGTTATGGTTCTATAACGTCATGTTCGTCTTCCATGATTATTT